GAATGTGGTTACATGCTGGAGCAACTTATACAGGGGGAACACTAGCGAGTTCATGGGCTTCTACTAATAATGCTAACTCAGCAGCAGGGATTGGTTCATTCTTTGATGCTACTGACAATGATATTAAAATAACTGGAATGCGATTAGAAGTCGGTTCATATACCTCAGATACTATTCCATCATTTCAACACGAAAGTTATGGAGAAAATTTTGAAAGATGTCAAAGATACTTCCAAAAATATACTCAGCCACCATTGATAGGTTCAGCTAATGCTAATAATACAATAGCGAGAGCCAGAATGGGATTATTCCCTACTCAAATGAGGGCAGCTCCGACTGCTGTGCAGTCTGGTACTTTTAGTTGGTTTTATAGCAATAGTCATCAACCGACTAGTACTGCTTTTAGTGCTAGTTATACTGATGTTGATTGTGCTGAATTTGATGTAACAGTAAGTGGAACAGGAATGACCGCTACGCACCCAGTTGGGGTTTATCAATCAGGTGCAGCGTACTTACAATTTGATTCAGAAATATAGGAGAAATAAATTATGGCAACCGTAACCGCAGCTCAATATCAAGAAGGTTTTATAGGTAGTGGGAATGTAAATATTAAAGCAACCATTAATGGCGTTGTTTGTTATGTACCATTGGATGCATTAAATTCAGATTATCAAGCAATTCTCGCATGGGCGGAAATAGATGGTAATGCAATAGCTGATGCCGACTAATGAAAACGTTAATCTTAATTATCGCACTAACTATAGGATTAACCTATACAGCTACACTTAATGCAGCTGATACTACTATTCGTTATAAAGACCAACCACCACCCTCAGCAATTAGTCCTAGCTTATCTATTGGTTCAGGGTCTGATATTTGTGTTGTTGTTAGGTCAGGTGCAATAGGTACTGGGATATTTTCTGGTAGTATTGGTATTCATGTAGTAGATAAAAACTGTGAGAGAATTAAACTTTCAAGGGCCTTAGCACAATTAGGGCTTAAAGTAAGTGCTACGGCTATGCTTTGTCAAGATGCCCGTGTATTTGAAGCAATGCTAAATGCTGGTTCTCCTTGTCCTATAGATGGTTTAATTGGTGAGGAAGCTAAAACTAAATATAAAGAACTTGGAGTTATAGATGAACAGAATAATCTTGTGGGCGATCCTAATGTTATGCATATCAACATTAGTAAGCCACGCAGAAACAACGACTACGGACAACCTACTCAATAACAATAGCTTTACGACTGATACCTCTGGTTGGGAATTATCAGACAGTAATCAAGAGAAAGTTAAAAGAGACCCTAATACCTATAGTAGTTCGGCATCTAAGAGTGTAAGATTTAG